CTGGCCCGCGCTAGCCCTTCCCGCGCCAGGTACGGGGCGCGACGAATTCGGGGGCTGGACCTTTACGATTTTGCAAAGCTCGTGGGGCCATCGCGCCGACAAGCCGACACGGCTCTACATCGTCGGATGCGATCCGCTGGACCTGCCCGATATGCCGCTCAAGCTCGGGCGCGCGACCAACATCGTTTCCCCGCGCGGGGGCTTTCGTAAGGGGATGCCCGGTTGGCGTCCGTCGCTCAACAAACCCGAGCGCGAAGCAACGCCGCGGGCGCTGGCCGAGTGGCTCCTAGAACTAGCGCGGCGTTGCCGCCTGCCCGTCCTTTCGACCTGACGAGCGGTAGCATTGTGACTAGTCACAATGTTATGATGCTCATAGGCATTAAGCCTAACGAAAGGACGATTCAGAATGGTTAAAGCAAAGCCCCCGACCTATCGCGAGCTTTACGACGCTTGCGCGGCGGAGTTCGTGAACCGCACCGCTGGCAATCACGCGCTGTACGGCGAGGTCGATTACTTGATCGAGCAAGGCCGCGAGAACGCACACGCGACCGTGTACGTCGAGAAAGAACATCCGCCCGCGCAGTGGGAATCTATTTTCCGCGGGACCATCGGGACGTTGCTCGCGATGGGCGGCTATAGCGATGAGGTTTGCGACTGGTTCACCTCCCACGGAGTGACTTTCTAATGAATGCCATTGCAAAAGCAATCATGGCGCGCCCGTGGGTCGAGAGCGTCGAAGATAACCGCCGGGACGGCGGCTACATCCTCGTTCTACTGGGCGGAACGTTCTGCTACAACGACGACCCCGGCAGCGGAACGCGCGGCTTCGATACGTGGGCCGAGGCCGAGCGCGAGACGCGCGTCCGGTGCATTTACGAAGAGGTCAAGGAATGACCCGCCCGACCGCTAAGCAAGTTGCCGCACTGCGCCACGGCGCGAGCATGACCGCGGAGGAGTTCGGCGCGTTGGTCTACGTCACCGCTCCGACCGTCTACGGGTGGGAGGCCGGGCGGCGCAATTGCCCGGCCGCGGAGTGGGAACTCCTGCGGGTTTATTTCGGCCTGGCGAAACCGCGCACGAAGGGGGCCGCATGACGACGAAGAAACTCACGCTCGAGGACCTACCCGCGGCGACGCGCAAAAAGCTCGGGATCAAGCGATCGCGCGTCTCGCAATTCAGCAAGGACGCCGTCCGCACGCACGCGTTGCGAGTGCTGGCCGAGATAGCGTCGCTCACGCAGGACCAACGACGACGCGTGCTCGAGCACGCGGTAAAGGTCAACGGAATTTGAAGCAAGCCCCCTCGGGGGCTTTTTTCATGCGGGCGCGATCATCGCGTCCACCGCGAGCACGCCGGGAGCCATCGCCAGAATTTCCCCGGCGTCGAATAGCGCCATCAGCGCGTCAATCTTTCCCTTGCTGCACGCTTTCGTAATGACCGCGGCGTTACCGCGCAACTCGACGCGGGCGTTCCCGACGCAGTAGGTCAACATCGTTTGCCCGGCGTGCCAAAACGTCCCCTCGGACAGGCGTCGCTCGATGAGCTTTTGCACCCCTTGCAGCCGCCACCCCTGACCGATGCCGACGAACAAATCCTCGGGGAGTTCGCCCTCGACGATCAAGGACTGATGCAGGACCTTAGCCCCGCCCGCGGGGTCGAGGCCGACGCGCACGAGCTTTTCGCTCTCGTACACGCGCCGCACTAGCGCGACCAAGTCGACAACGTCCGGGCCGAGGGCGGGCACGACGACCAAGTCGCCCGCGCGTTCGTAGTCGCGCCACCGCTCGCCCTCTCCCTTGTAAGTCTCGATTGCGCGCTCGTGGACCCATGCCCGCGACCAGCAAAGCCAATGCCCGGACCCCGTCTCGCGCCCGAGCACGGCAAGCCCGAGCCAGTCGTCCGGGCCTCCCGCATCAATGCCGACGGCGACCGCGTCGCACGCCTCGAGCAACGCCTCGAGCGTGAGGCCCTCGCGGGCTTGCGCCTCCCAGTCGAGCGCGCCCGGCCAGCGGTCCGACCCAAGGGCAATTCCTATCTCAACGTTCAAGTGCTGGGAGGCCCAGCGGCGTAGCTCACCCTCGCCCGCTTCCACCGCGGCGTGATAGTCGTCGACGAGCCGCGCAACGTCGACGGATCGCCCGTTATTGGGCGTGACAATCCGCCAGGTCGCCGGATCGCGCCAGTCGACCCCGGGCGGGAACTCGTACAGCAGCGGCAGGATGGGGGCGACGAGACGCCCGTCGCGCACCGCTCGAGCCTTGAGCAACTCGGCGCGGAAGACGCCCGCGGGAGGCCGCTCGCTTTGCGTTGTGATCTGCACGAGGAACCCCTCGGGCTGGCTGATGAGGCCCCCGCGTAACTGGCCGATGACGCGGTCGGCGTCGACCGTCTCGGCGATAACGTGCGTCTCGTCGAGCAATACGCCGCAGGGCTTGGACCCCGTTACCGTGCGCGGGTCAAAGCTCTTGACCTTGAGGAACGCGCCCGTTGGGAGGTAAGTGATCTGCCGGATGTGGCTTTGGATGTGGCACTTACGCGCGAGCGCGGGGTCCGCCTCAATCATCCCCACCGCTTGCGAGAACGCGAGCCCGGCAATCTCGAGCGTAGGCGCGACGAACAGGAACTCGGCGCGAGGCCGCGGCGAGAGGAGCGTCGCGACCAACATCAACGCCGCCCCGTACGTCGTTTTGGAGTTCTTTTTCGGCACGAGGAGAAACACCTCGCGGATAAAGCGCTCGCGCGTCGCCGCGTCGTAGCTCCCGAATAGCGCGCGGATCAGGTCGCGAAACCAGTCGCCGCACGCGTCGGCGAGCAACGGGCGACCCTCAACGTCGGGCAGGCGCAGCCGGTCGAATACCCGGACCGCGCGCTCGGCCTGCACCCGATGCAACGGCAAAGCCGCGGGTAAGAGCGACTCGCCCGCGGCGATGCGCGCGGCCCAGTCGGTGCGGCTGAGGTCTACGCGCATAGCTCGACCATGCCAAAGGCCCTAGGAGGCCGCGAGGCCGTCGCAGGCTATGCCGGTATCAACGCCGCCCCGTTCGCGCCTCCTAGCGCGTTCTGGCGCGTCGGCGCGGGCGTTCCTCATTGCACCGGCTTGGACTCGAGCAAGGCATCCCACGACTCGCCGTCCTTTACCTCATCCACAGTCGCCGCTTGCAGCGCCCTTTCCTTGACGCCGATGTAACGATGCTGGGAGGCCCATCCGCCTTGCGTCATCAGCCAAAACTTTGCAGCCGAGACGGACGGGTTAACGCGGCGCGTCGCGGCCCGGTAAATGGTCGCGGCGCATTTGGCCGTTGCCATCAAGCGGCCGAGTTCGACCTCGCTCGCGTATTGATGCTCGAGCGTCCGCACCGCAATGCCGAGCAACCGGGCAATTTCCTTGGGCGAAAAGCCGTAACTCGCCAGCATCCGCACTTGATTGCGCGACTTTCTCGTCGGTTCGTTTTCCATAGCAAAAACCCCTTTCATCAACTCATCGGCCCACTATCCGCACCAAATCGAGGCCCACCGCTCCTAAGAAAATAGCTACGCCCGGGACAGGGGCGCGATAGGGAGGCCCGACCCTGACCTCGAGCACTGCCCCCCCGGCCGAGGCGACCCGCCCCCGGTCACGGCGGACGACGCCAGTCCCCGTCGCGCACGAGGAAGGGAAGCCCGTACACCTCGAACCCTGCGGCGCATGGGAACGCGCGTATGCATCGGCGTTGCCATACCTCGCAGAGAGAGCCGTCGTCCTGTTGCTCGAGTACGCACACCTCTACCCACTCACCAGGGACAAGGCGAACAGGCACAGGGGTGGGCGCAGGCGTAGGGGCAGGGGTAGGCATGGGAGGCTCGATGCGTAGCCACCCAAAAACCTCAGAGCACGTCGCGCGATGGCGGTTATATAGGTCACGGCCCAGCAGTTCCTTTCCGCAAAAGCAAACATGGATAAGCCCGACTCGGAGTTGATTCCTCATATCGCGCGGAAGGTGCCTGTCACCTCTCCTCAACATGAGCCGTCCCATCCTTTCACGGGCGGAGGAGGCAAGCCCGATGGGGCTTTGCGTTGACCTCCTGCGCCATGCTGTTCCGTCGTTGCTGTTTTGCTGCTGTGGCACGAGGCGCAAAGCCCCTGTATCGAGGCCCTGTCGTGGAAGCGCTCGCGCCAATCCACTCCCGTATGGCCGTGGATGTGGTCCGCTACCGTAGTGGGCGCACCGCACGAGCGACACGAGGGCTCCTCCCGTAGCACCCTTGCCCGCATGGCGAGCCACCTAGCACGCCCGTACAGGAGGACGCGCTCGCGGGCCTCTGCATCCCTGCTTGCTGGATCGGGGGTCAGCAGGGCGAGCCCTCCGCGCAGGGTAGGGATGGCGCTATGCGCGTTGAGCAAGGGCAGGCGCGCGGGCGGTTTCGACCTGGCGAACTTGCTCATGCTTGGAACCTCATGCGCGGCGCACGCGCAGCGGGGCGAATGCGAGCGCGGCGCTCGCGCTCCGCCTGCGCGGCTTTCTCCGCTTGCGCCACCTCGAGCGCTTTCTCGTGGGCGCTTTGCGGCGGCGCGCTGCATAGTTGCTCGAGCGGCGTCGGTGCGGCGTAAAGCGGCGTCGGTGCGCCGTCGCGCTGCGCCTCACGCCACGACGCCACCACAGCAACGGCAAGCGCTGCCCATGTGTGCGTGGCAACGCCGTAGAGCGGCCCGGGCTTGCCCCTCGTGCCTACCTGCGGCGTCTCGCCTCCGCCCGTTGCCGGGAACAGGTCGAGCAAGGCCTGTCGAATGTTGCCGTCCTTGGCGCGGCTCGAGCCGCACAGTGCGAGCTTGACCTCGGCGCGCGGGATGAGCGTCGCCTCGTCCGGGTAGGGCCATGCCTGCAAGTAGCGGCCCGCCCATAGACACGTCTCGAACACCTCGCGCCCGACGGGCATCCCGAACGACGACACCCACTCGATTGCGAGGCCGTCGTTTGGCTGGTAGACCGACGCGGCGACGAAACGCTCGAGAACATCCTTGTTCCGCATAACCCGAGCGAACACGACGCCTTTGTCGGGATCGAGCACGACGAGCCCGGACTCCGTCGGTCCGGGATCAATGCCGACGATGCGACGCGCAGCCATTACGCCGCCGACTTGTTGCCCGGGTCGTCGCCGCCCTCGGGTGCAACGAGCCCCAGTTCGCGCAACTCGACGTAACCCGCGGCCGTGAGGACCTCGAGCGCGCCGGGGGCAAGCGTTTTCTCCGTCACCCCGTCGCCGAGAACCGCGCGAATGCTCGTGGCTCCGAGGTTCTCCACCTCGAACACGACGCCTTGCGGGGGGTGCCGATGCGCCTCGATGCTCCGCTTGCGGTCGATAACCGCGTCGATAATGCGACGCCCCGCGTGCAGGACGGATGTTGCGATGCGTCCGGCCTGCTCGCGCAGGTCCGGCTTATCTCCGAGGATCAGCACCGAATGCGAGGGCTCGTCGACGACGACCATAACGCCCGGCTCGAGCGCCTGCACATACGGCGCGCCCGTGGGGGCAATGATCGTCTCGGCCTCGTCGGCGAGGTTGGTTACGTTGAGCATCATTTTTGGGACCTTTCAGGAAAGCCGCGAAACGCGCGGCGGCGGTCGTAGCGGGCTTGGGCTTTGCCCACAAGCACGGCACGGGGTGACAGGACGAGCCCGCGATTGCGGGCGTAGAGGACCTCGCTCGACGAGAGCGGCGTCTCGTCGAGGCCGGGCGGGCGTAACGCCTTGACGATGTAATTTCTCAGCATGGCCGCGCCTCGTTTTTCGTGGGCGGCGTTGCGCCAGGTCGCCGGGCACCTACGCTGCGCGCCTCGAGCACGCGAGCACCGAGGAAGCGCTCGAGCCTGCGCGCCCAGTCGCCGAGGTCCTCGCGCACGTTGAGCACGCGCCAGCCCTCGGGCTTGGTGCGGTCACGCACGCGAAGCGGACCGGGTTCGAGGTCGGGCCAATAGGACGGGGCGACCGCGGCGCGAAGGTCCGCCCATGCGTCGGCCATCGTTTGCGCATGGAGCGGGCCGTTCGTGGCGTTGGTGCCCAGTAGCGCGCGGCGAGCCTGCCGGATGGCGTCGGCAACGCAACGCCAGTCGAGGAGGGTCTGTGTGATGCGGCGAACGTCCAGCGGGGGCGCGCCGTAGTGGAAGGGGCACACGCCCGGGCCGTCGGGGGAGCCCTCGAAAATGGTCCCGGCCATCGGGCAGTCGTCGGCGTAGCAGCGGTAGCGCTGGATGGGCGCGGGGTTGTGGGGGATGGCGTCGGCGAGGTTCTCGCCGGGAGGGGGCTTGCGAAACATAGCTACTCCTGCGGATGAAATTCGCCCTCGTGGAACCGCGCCCAGTTTTCCGGGCGCAGGAGCCATTGAAGGGAACAGACGAACGCGCGCCCGTTGCGGCCGACGACGCGCCCCATGAGGAGGCGCGACTCGCGCACATAGGCGAACAGGACGCGCAAGCGCTCGAGGCCCGCGGCGGCGTCGGGCCACTGCGCCGCGGCGGCGAGTTCGCGCCACCGTTGCGTGAGCAACTCGCGCCGTCCGCGATGCCACGTTTGCACGGTCGGGCATGGCAACTCGGGCAGGACCTTTGCCCATAGCTCGAGCACGGCTGATTGCGGACAGACCGGCGCACGGTAGGGCTGCGCGGACCCCGGCTGTTGAGTGGGCGTTTTTTCCTCGACCCCGTCGTCGCCGCCAACCGCGTTGGCGGGTGAGGACGGGGTTTCTGAATCCGAAACCGCGGAGGCGGGATCGGGTTCAGGAAGCCCGGCCGATATTTCCTTTAGGAAAAGCACCGAGCCGTTAGGCGAGGGCTGTATTAATTGGGTACGTGCGCGCGCGAGGCTATCGAAACTGACACCGAGGGTCCTCAACCATTGCGAACGCAAGCGGGGCGCGCCCGGATCGATACGGTAGAGGCATTCGGCGACCGGCAAAACACCGGCAAAACACCGGCAAATTTCGACCGGCAAATCGACCGGCAAAAGGCACGCAAATCCGTAGCTTTTTGCCGGTGTTTCGTCGATTAAATTTAAGGCAAGTTGAGCACCGGACGGCTTGCCGCTGACGTACTCACGGTAGAGCGCGTAAGCCTGTGTGAGCCACAAATGCAGAGCTATTCGGGCAATGCCGGAATGGTAGAGCCGGGCATCATTGCAGAGCACCCATTCCCGCAGAGCTAGACCGCGAACGCGTTTGAAGTAACCCCGACAGTGCGTGATCTGGCCGAGTTCCCGGTTGTCGTCGGGCACGCTAGCGGCCGGGCTTGCATACCATGCATGACGCACGAGCAAGGCGCACGCGCGCCGCTGGTTGCTGCCGCCCGCGTTGCTGATGAGAGCGCGCACCGACGCGGGTATCGGCTCATCGGTCATCCGCACGAACGCGGGCACGAGCGGCGCGGGGCGGATCGCGACGAGCGCGGGCAGGGTCGTCTCGTCAACGAGCCGCATGGCCGTCCCCGCTCGAGGTCGCCGCGGCGGCAGGCGCGGGGCGTTTCAAGCGGCGGCGTATCAGAGGCGCATGGGCGCGCAGGACGAGAGCCAGCAGGGGCAAGCGGGGCGGCGCAATGCCGCGGGCGACCGTGGGCATGAGGTTTCCTTTCGTGGGGCGGCAAAGGTAGGCCGCTGACACGAAACCGTCAAAAAGGACGGAAACACATACCCGCGACGGTCGGGCTCATGTAGGCAAACCCCCTAGGCTTATTTCCTTCGCGACACTTCGCGACACTGAGCGTCACTGCACGCCACGACGAGACACTAAGTGCAAAGGTTGCAACGCGTTCTCTTTTGCAAAAGTTGTAGAAAGCCCGCGACCCCGTGCCTATCCTTCGCGCCCACCACGACGAAGCACGAAAGGACGCGAGGCAATGCCCTACGACACGAACCAACACGAGACAGGCGCGCCAGCATGGCACGCGCAGCGCATGAGCGGCATTGGCGGCTCGGACGTTGCCGCGGTCGTCGGCGTCTCGCCGTGGAAAACTCCGCTTGAGTTGTGGCGGGAAAAGCGCGGAGAACTTGCCCCTTCCCCGGATTCCCCGGTCATGGAGTGGGGCCGCAGACTCGAGCCTGTCATCGTGCGGGCGTATGCCGATGCCACCGGGCGCACCGTGCAACGCCCGCCGATGCTGCGGCATCGGGATCACGCGTTCATGATCGGAAACCTAGACGGCGTCGCCGACGGGGAACTCGTCCTCGAGGCGAAAGCGGCGCGCACGGCGCACGGGTGGGGCGAGCCCGGCACGGCGTTCGTCCCGCAACCCTACCTCCTACAGGTCCAACATTACATGATGGTCGCGGGCCTGCCGCTGGCGGAGGTCGCGGTCCTGATCGGCGGGCACGACTTCCGTATCTACCGCGTCCCCGCGGATCGCGAGTTGCAGGCGTTGATGATCGATGCCGAGGCCGAGTTCTGGCGGCGCGTGCTCGAGGGCGATCCGCCCGAGCCGGTCACGGCCGAGGATATGCGCCAACGCTGGGGGCGCGAGCGCGCCGTCGGCAGTGTCACGGCAACGCCCCACCTGTTCCGCATCGTTCGCCGCCTGCACGTTCTCGCCCGCGATATCGGGACGCTCGAGCGTTTGCAGGACACGGCACGCGCCGATGTAATGCGGGCGCTGGCCGACCGTGCCGACACGCTCGTCGACGAGACGGGCCAACCGCTGGCGACCTGGCGCATTGCCGCGGGCCAAAAGCGAATCGACGCCGCGGCGCTGCGCGCGACGTATCCCGACATTGCCGAGCGGTTCACCAAGCAAGGCGACCCGACGCGGCGTTTCCTTTTAAAGGACCTTCCCCATGAGCACGCATAAGCCCCGGTTCCCAGTCGACGAGGCGGCAAACCTCCTCGGGTCCTTTGTCCGTATGGCGCTGGCGGCGAACTACGGCGACGACGCGCCCGTTTACGCGCTGATCCTCGTGGACACCGAGGCCGCACCCGACGCGACGGAATCCGTCTCCTGCATCGTCAGCAACGCGGGCGAGGTCGAGCAAGTTCGCGCGATG